CTATCTTTTATTAACAAACCAGCACCACCTATAGAACTCATGTGTATATTTCCTAACGCTCTTAAAGCATAATCACCAAGAACTTTATGGTTCATACAACCAGCTGAAATTACGTTTGTAGAAGATCGTGGATCAAATTTGACATCAGAAGATTCTCCTGCACCAAATCTCATGTCCTGTCCTATTGTAATTTCTTTCTTATTAATCTGTGCTGTAGTAAAAGATGCTGCTGCCATCTCTATATCACCTTGAGCTTGTAATTTAATAGACTGACCATTAAGAACTAACTCTTCTGTTGCTTCAATCAAAACCTTTGCTGCTTTGATATATCGTGTACCACCAATGGTTTGTTCTACAATATCTCCATAAGCAATAACATTTAATGCTTGTCCTTCATTTTCTGATCCACCAGAATTATATTGAATATTAGATCTTTCATAATGTATCTGTTGTTGACCATATGATTTGATACCCAACATACCAGTACCAGCAATATCAGTCTTCTCTCCTGTTATAATTCTGATATTACCTTTGTTATTCAATACAAAAGCAGAATCTGCTGGTCCATCAATCCTAAGTGCACATGTTAGATTGTCTGGTAACATTCTCTCATAGATCTCTGATCTAGTGAGACTACCTTTCCATACTGTCCTAAATTTAGGACCACTTGACAATTCCTGAGTTTCATCAGGTGTTGTCTGTTTAAACAGATCAGTCGGATATGTAGAAGCAGGAAATTCTATAGTCATTATGGGCAATCAATATACTGACCAGTACCAATCTTAGTAGCACCAACTGTTGCTAGTGCATTTGTATCTAGACATGCTAGTGATGGAAGTAGTTTAGCACCATAACCACCGCCTCCAACAATATTAATATTAGGGAATCTACTAAATGTTATTTCTCTATTTAAAATACGAGCACCAATAACAAAACCATCATCATTTATAACAGCTTCTGCAATACCTAATTCACCATTAACATATAAATCAGGTGCTGTAGTATATCCTATACCTGGTCTAAGAATAGTAAATGCATCTATTATACATCTTACATCATTATCTTCTGCTAAATTCTTCTTATAACCAAATCCTGAGGATTGAATTCTTATTTCTGTTAGGAATCCATCTGAATCTAACAGACCAGTAGCAGTTGCTCCACTACCTTCACCACCAATAAAGACATAAGGTGGTTCAGCCCAAGGATCACCAGGACTATCAATAGGTATTTCTATAATACCACCACTATCATCTGTTATAACATCTCCTATATCCACAGTTGGTGGTCTAAAGTCTTGGAACACAGTCTCAGGAGAGTCACCTAGACCATTATCATAATCATCAATAGTTTGATCATCTGTAGTAATGAGAACATCAACAGATGCACCTTTACCTGTAATACTAAAGATTAAAGTCTCTTCATCTTCAACTGTAGTATCATCTGCAATACCAACAGTTACCTTAGAACTATTGTTATTAACAATGAAACTACCAGTTAACTGACCACCTATAATATCATTACTGGTTATATTTGATCCTGATAAGTTATAGTACGCAAGAGATCCATCTTCAACATTAGTTGTAGTGATAGTATAAATTATAAATTCGTCTTCAGGACATGTAGTTCTATTAGCAACTACACTATAAGTTGGTGTAGGATCTATCCCAGTATCATCTCCACTACTATCATCACCTGGTGGATCATCTGGAAAATTATCTTCACTTGGGTCATCAATAGGTTCAAAAGGATCTACTGGATCTGTAAGATATGGATCATATGGTTCCTTAAGATCTTTCTCAATGATCGTACCTTTACCAATGTTATTTGTAAACATCGTCATGATATCACTATCATCAACAGGAGAATTAGTTCTTAACCTTATAAAGAAAGTTTCTTCAAACTCTTTAATTGAATCAGTTATTGTTTGTACGCTAATAGTCTTCTCTTTTTCTCCTATATTAAATCCAAGAATACCATCCTCTTTCAAATAATCAACTCCAACAGTAGCTGTACCTTGTTTATCAAGAGTTTTATATGTAATGGAAGAAGATGCATCTAGATAACCACTTCTAGTTACAGTAAATAAAGCAGCATCACCCTCAGTAACTTGAATATTATTAATATTATAGACTACCTTCTTTTGAACAGGTAGTTTAGGAACACCACCTGTAAATCCAACTGTAGTTACATCTAATGGTTTGCCAGTATATGCATCTTCACAAACATATTGTGTGTAATCTGCAGGTGTATCGCCAAAGAGATTATCTAAACTATCCAATAAACCATCTAAGAAATCTCCATCATCTTGCTTTTTCTTCTCTCCAGTTGTGCATACTGTATCATACTTAGCACATGTTTGATCTGGACCTGAGCAAGAAATACCAAGAAGTTTTAGAACATAGTTAATAGCTTGACCAATAAGATTAAAGGGAACTGCTATTGCTCCAAGAATATCACTCAACGGACCTAAAATGCTATTAAGCAATTCAGTCATCAACTGTTGAATCTTAGAAATGATACCATTAACTAACTCATCAACCTGACATATAGCATTACGATATATCTGACTTAGGTAACTCATCAATACATTGGTTAACCATGCTGCTAATCTATCTCCAAGATCTGCCATCTTACAACCAAGATCTTTAAGAAGTTTGTTAAACCACTCTGTAATTGGAGTTAACGCATTACCTGTTTCAGAAGGACGTAATACTGCTTTAACTAAGGCATCAACTGCCCTCTGTATCATTGATACAATATATCCTTTTATTCTTGCTAGAAATTCACGTGTAATATAAATTGCTTTGTTTACTGTACTTCTAGCTTTACCTATACCATTAGTAAGTCCACCAGTATACTTGTTTACATAATAAGTTCCAATATTACCACCACTATCCTGAACATCTTTCAATAATTGACCTACAACTCCAGACATCTTAGATTTAAGATCTTGATCATCACATTTCTCTGCTGTCTCCTGACACCATTCTTCTTGTTTAACAGATGCTATCTTCTTTGGTGCTAGATCAACTCTAATATCTCCATTACCATCTTTACTTCCATCAGATAATCCACCACCAGTTGTATTTACTTCTCCATCATCCTTCTTCACTACTGTTGGATTTCCATCAGTCGTTACATTTAATGCATTACTATCCGTCTTTATCGCAGTTACAAATCTGTTATCGTTAGTAGGATCTTCCTCATTAATAACAGTTGTAGAACCTGGAACTGTACCTATTGAACCCATTATTATGGGTTTCTGTTTATCATTATCCAAATAAAAACCAATGACCCAACATCCTGAAATTAACTGGGGATGTGCTCCACCAGTATTTCCAGGCATGAAGGGTACATTGACAGGCATCATCACAGTTGCCCATGGCAAATTTTTAGTAGGCAGCAGTTTCTTATCCTGAGGATGATCCCCAACGATTGCTACCTTATAACGGTAACCACCCTTGTTGTTTTCCTCATCAGAAGCAGTGCCTTCTATTTGACCAACCCACCAATTGAATCCATCAGACCCAATCTTATTGGATGGTATCAGCTGTGATAATTTCTGATCCATTTAATCATCATATACTAAACATTCTGGTTCGTCTGGATGCATATCACAGAATAGTTCTAATGCATTAGGATCGTGATGATCTCCTGCTTCTATCTCATCGTGATGATGCTCTTCATATACTTCTAGTTCATGCAATTCCTCTTCATAATGCCTACGTGCAGCAGGATTAGTTGTAGGATCGTCAAGGATTTCTTTGTCCTTTTTTATGTGATCTTCTATACTTTTCATAGTAGGGAATAACTCCTTATATCATTATTTAGTGCCATGTGCAGAATCTGAACCCTTCATCCCATAAGAATCTCTCATAAGACGAAGAGTTGTAAGAAATCTACCATTTGTACCTTCAACTCTATCATATGTATGGGTTGCCTCTTGAATGAGGTATAATCCACTGCTTTCTTTGTCGTATGGTTCGTTCTTAGCTTTTGCATCTGGCGACTTGTTTATTATTCTAACATCAATTTTGTCTCCTGCACATATTTCAGCATTCCCAGGTATTACGATAGTACATTGTTGATTCTTTAACAATTGATACCTTGCAAGAGACTGAGCTGCATAAAACTTTTGCCAATCTGCAAATTCAGTTGGTTTCGTTGCACCATCCTTAGTTTCTATAGAAGCAATATTTGGTTCATTATACCAAGTTTCATGATCCAACATCATAGACATAACCCTTGAGTGTTGATCAGATAGTTCACTCTGATTCACAGGGATCAAAGATACACTTTCTTGCCCACCAAGATGTGCCATATTATCATAACTACTGCCAATTTTATAAGTGTACTCTTCATATTGACCAGTAGAATGATTAAAGAATACTATTTTACTAGCATACTTCCCCTTTCTTAAGGATGACATTAAATCAATTTCAGAATCAAATACAGATTCGTATATGGTGAATCTATCATCACTACCACTATCCGTATTACCCATTTTTTCTACGTAACCTCCCCATGATTCAGCTTTGAGTCTTGGAGCAGAAAATGTACCATCTTTCTCATCACATAAGGCATCAACAGAGAAGAAATTATATCCTCTCCTACTCTCCCAAAAGAAAAATCCACTAGATCCTCTAATTTCCTCATTAGTCTCATCATTACCACTAAATATTCCACCAAACAATCCTTTATTCTTCTTTTTCTTATTCCATGTTCCTTTAGTAGAAACAGCTTTAATTGCTAATGTAGATATAATATCAAAAGGTCTCCTTCTATTAGGAAGCATTTTAACCTTAAACATAGATGGTTCAGAAAAAAATTCTTTTGATGATTTTAATGATTTTGATACTAAATTTTTAACAATCTTCTCTGGATTACCTTCCTGACGAGTTAATATTCTTGTACCTTCATTAACAAGAGCTTCTTCTGATATTAAACCTATAGTATATGACTGTTGTTTCTGTCTAGTATAACGATTACCAATTTTCCAAACAACAAAACTATATTCAAATGCTTCATCTCTAATACTAGTTTCAACAGCAACTAATACCTTTTCCCCACCCTGAATAGGCATACCTTGTAATAATCCAGCACTATCAACAACTTCCATTGTTGCAGAAATAAATGGAGAAGTAATATCTTCAACATAATTGACAGCATTAACCAATTGCTTAATTTCTAGCGGTTTATCTTTACCTTGAGGATATATCCTCACAGATTTTAAACGAAAGTCTGTGTTTGATTGAAATTTTGACATTATGATAATGACCTCAATCCCATTTCCTGAAATACACCAGTTCCAGTATCGG